CTTGGGAATGTTGATCGAGTCGGTACCGGCCGGAAGCGGCTGATTCTGAATCAGGTTGGAAGTGATCCGGCCCGGTCGGGCCAGCTTCACAAACTGAGACTCTAGCCACAGCGGAGGAACGAACTCACCACCCGCGCCGTTTACGGTGGTGATACCGACCGAGGAACGAGCCTCGGCCGCGCGGCCCTGATCATTGCGCGCTAGGCGGTCCAGCGCGTTGCGGTCGCCCTTGTTGCGCGCTAGGTGGAGGTCGCGGAAGTAGCTATTGCCGCCGTAGCCCGAGCGGTAGATCTCCGGCTCACTGCGGACACCCTCACCGGGCTTGGCAGCGTACTTGCGCTGTAGCGTCTCGGCTGCCTCGTCCGCACGGATCTGAGCGTCCAGCTCGGTAATCCGCTCATCAAAGGCCCGGACATCCGCCTCGGCCTTGTCGAAATCGGCAGTTTCGGTGTCGGTCAGTGCCCGCTTCTCATCCTTGGCCTTGTCGGCAAGGGCGGTAAGGGTCTTGTTCGCGTCGGCCCGCTTAGCGAGTAGATCAGCGACTAGTTCACGCTTGGACATACGGGGTTTCTCCCTAGGGAAGTTTCAGTTTCGAAACCCACCGCCTATTAGGTGGTGGCCTAGGTGGTGCCCCGTGTCGCAGGGGTCCGGCGTAGGCTCCGGCGTAAACCGGGTGGGCGGAGCACCTACGAAACTCGTAGGTGCTTAGCGGATGGCGGCGCGCTGCTTACGCACGGCCAGCGAAGCGAGGTACGCGTCAAGTGCGCGGACGGCATCCTCGTCGGGTTCGGCGGGCGGGGCCAGTAGGGCCAGCGCGCGGGCAATCTCGGCAGGGTCGGCAGTCTCTCGCCATTCCCGCAGCGCCTCGGCGAGGTCGCGGGAGCGCAGCGAGGTAAGGCCACCCGTCGCCGGATTGGCCCCGTAGTTCACCACGGACACGTCACCCTTGTGCAGGGAGACTTCCGAGATATCCCGCTGCGACCAATCGGGCGACCAATCCTGGCGGATGACTCGGAAACCGAAACTCATCTCGTCAAGGTCGCCCCGGTCCATCGCAGACCGGAGAGTCTGAACGGCCGGAGAGGCAGGGTCTAGCTGAGCGGTCACGTGCAGTCCCGTGGAATCCTCCGCAAGCTGCATAGTGCCGCTCTTGGTACGGGCAAGGGTGATGCCATCGTGATTGACCTTGAACGGCACGTCTGCGCCGTCCGCAATGGTCTTGGCGAACGCGCCCGAGCGGATCACCTCGGTGTAGTCACCGAACATGTCTGCCATGTCGTACGGGGACTCGACCACCGAGGCGTAGCCGTTGAACGTGAGTACGTCGCCCCCGGTGCCATCCGGCACGCTGCGGAGATCCATCTCACGCGCTACGGCGCGCCGTTCCATCTCGCTACGCTTATCGGCGCGGCTCTCAATTCCTGGCACTACAGCACCGCCCCCAAAGCGTCGGTATTCATGGAAGTTTTCGCGCCCGCATCTTTCATGGGTGAGGCGGTCGAGTTAAGGCCAGCGGCGATATCGTCGCCACCGTCAACCGGCCCGTAGTTCTCAAGGGCCCGGATTTCGTTCTGAGTGAGGATTCCAGCGGAGCGCGCGGCGGAATACACCGCGTACCGCCCTGCCGCATCCGTGCGCAGCATTGCATTACGGTTGAAGACAGCGGAGTGCGGACGAGGGAGCATCGCTCCCCATGCGTCCTCAATTCTCCCTAGCCACCCGTCAAGGGTGTACTGGAGAAACCCAAGGGTCTGCTGTTCGATGCCGGTACCCCAAGAGGTTGTCTTATCGACCTGCCCCATCATGTGCGGGGGCACGCCGAACAACATCGCAACGTCTAGGTTCTGCGCGGCCCGAGTGCCGAGGAACTGCGCGTCCTCCGGGCTTACGCTGATGGGCTTCCACGCTGCGCCGCCGGAGAGGACGCCAACCGCGTGGGAGTTCTGTAGGCCACTGTGCCCGGACTCAAAGGTTTCCTTGAGCTGGCGTGCACGTTCCTTGTCTAGATCTCCGGGCACCTCAACGATGCCGGTCATGTGCGCGCCCTTGCCAAAGAAGCGGCTACCAAATTCCTCGGCAGCGAGGCCGAGACCGATAGCGTTCCGGGCGTAGGCAATGACGCTCATGCCGGTTGGCGACTCGGGGAACGAGAGGCCGATTAGGTGGACCATGTCGAACGCGTCGACCTTTTCCCGGTCCACCTCGTACGCACGCTGCCCGGCATCGTTGAACGTGCACTTGACCCGGTCCGGGTGCAGCACGCGCAGACGCGCGGGGCGACCGAGGGAGTCACGGGCGACAACGGCTAGATACGCGTTACCGCGTAGCAGTAGGGACACCATCACCTGAGACATGCCGGTACGGCGGTTCAGATAGCGGGTGTCCGACTCCCCGCCGAACGGGTCCGCCATGATGGGTGGCGCGGGGCTAAGCACCTCGCGCACATCACCCTTTGAGCGGACAGCGTCGAACGGCAGGCCCGATACGGCGTCGGCAATGATGCGGACGCACGCCATAACCGCTATGAGTTTCATAGCGGATTCCTCGGTCACCTGAACGCCAGCGTTGGTGACGCCACCTAGGCTGCCGTTGTTGGGGATGGACCAAGGGTCTCCCCCGCCGGACGGGGCATAGAAGCGCTTTTCAGCGCGCATGAAAACACCCATTACTCGTCAACCGCCCATCCGACTAGCAGAACCCCGACGCCGAGGGCCGCAAGCCCCGCAATTGGGTTCCAGTGCCATGCGGCAATGACGAGGCAGGCCGCGCCAATGATGCCCAGCACGTTGGCCATGGCCGAGCGTGTGAGCTTGGCGGCAAGCTTTTTCATGTGGCCCCTTAAAGATCGGCCCACGAAAAGAACTGGGCAACGGGTTCGAGTTCCGGTTCCTGGCATGCTCGTTCGAGCGCCATAACGGCGGACACGGCAAGGTCGATTTTGCGCGGGCTTCCCTTAGCGTCCTTGGACAGGCGGGAGCCTCGGCTATCGGTCCGGATAACCGTGTTCGAGAGGTGACGCGCTAGGCGCTGATCTCCGGAATGGGTCAGCGTCCTGTTTAGAACGGCCTCGTAGAACCGCTGAGTAGCCGGAACCATTCGCGTCGGCGACTGCGGGAACTCGACCACCGGCAGCCCCTCGCCCTCTAGGACCTGATACGTGCGGGCCCAGCGGTAGGGGTCGCAGACGATTTCCCGAACCTGCCACTTACGGCACGCCTTCCGGATCTCGTCCTCAACATCAAAAATGGGCACGGCCCACTCTTGGCCGGAGCCTTGGGGTTTCTCCCAAGCGGCAACCACGTCCACGTGAGGCGGAGTGTCGTCCGCAGGGCAGGACACCACCACAAGGGCGGTGCTGTCGTTGTTGAACGACCCATCGAACCCTAGGACCACCTCGGCACCCTGCGGAATCTCGGTGCCCTCGGCCTCGCACGCGTCCCATGCGCCAGCGGGTAGCCACGCCGTAGCGGTGCTGACCCATTGGTTACCGCGCTTGGTGCGGAACTCGGCCTCGGGGGTGCGGAGCACGGCGGAGTGAAAGTCCGCTTCGCTCACGATGTCCCCGAAACCGGGGTTAGCGTGTGCCCACATTTCGGGGTCCCGGTGGTCCGCCCCCTCGGGCATTCCCCACCACTCGAAATAGAACGAGGGATCGTCCATTTCCCCGCTGGCAACTTGCATGCCGTATTGGTACATGCCGTAACACAGCGAGTCTCCGCCGGATGAATCCGACTTGACGCCAGCGGTAGTGATGCCGATTAGCAGAGGCTCAAGGCGTGCGCCGGTGGCCAGGGCCATAACGTCCCATAGCTCTCGGTTCGGCTGAGCGTGGACCTCGTCAAAGAGGACGAGGTGCGGGTTAAGACCCTCTTTGGTGAACGCCTCGGCGGAAAGGACGCGGTACACGCTGCCGGTTGCCGGTAGTTCGATGGCGTCCCGGTAGGTCTTGAACATTCCGGCGAATTGCGGCTCAAGTTCAATCATTTTCTTGGCCGTGCCGAAGACTATTCGCGCCTGCTCTTTGTCAGCAGCGCACGAGAATACCTCGCCGCCCGAGGGGCCAAAGGCGAGGCCGAACAGGGCTATGCCAGCGCCTAGGGCGCTCTTGCCGTTCTTGCGGGGGACGCCGATTAGGGCCTGCCGGTGCTTTAGCAATCCGCTTGGCGTGCGCGCTAGTAGGCGATTCATCATCGCTGTCTGCCAGTCACGCATAACCATTGGCTCGCCAGCGGAGCCACCCACGGAATCCTTGGTCACCCGGAGAAACTGAGTGAACTCACCGAACGATGCGCCGTCGCCCCGGGCGATATCAGCGTCGGTGACGCCCGTTAGGTACAGGGGTGCGGTCACTACGGCGTCACCCGCCGGTTAGCGAGCATCTGTTCAAAGGCGTTTTGCGCCTTGACCTCACCGAGGCCGATCCGCGTACGGTCAGCGGGAGTCATGCCGAGTAGCGAGGCCATGTGCACCATCCGCTTTTCAACGTCAGCGAGCATGGCAACAACGGGGTTGGCGACGAGGTGCCCGTCCGGGCGCTCAAGTAGCGGGCCGTTGTCGGCAACGTGCGCCACGAACTCGGCGCGCCGGTCGGCAAGCTCACAGAGCATGCGCAACACCGGGTGATCGGTCGGGGCCAGCCACGTCTTAGCCGAGGCCGTGACAGCCTCCCAGAGGGCCGCGCCGTCGGTGCCTAGCCCCTCGGGCCGGTCGTCGCCTGGCAGGGCGGGGAGGGCGGCAACAGAGGCCAGCTCGGGCAAGCCCCGCTTACCGGGGTTGCCTAGCTTGCGCTTTTGCTCCGCAGGCTTGGGGGGTCGACCCATGGTCATGGGGGAACCCCCTTACGCTAGGTGAAGATGATCATGGAAATCTGCCTACGACTTTCGCGGCCGCGTGTGGGGGCCTGGGGGCCGGGTCCGGAAGCCACGCATGCGTGAACTTTCACCCACCCCCACCCATAAACGGACATACATGGACAGAGTTGTAAGCAGAGAGTGACAATGGTTAGTCACTCAGAGCAGGGCGTCACTGATGATCCTTCTTACGGGCGTTGCAGCCTCGGCAGAGGACAGCGAGATTAGAGAGATCATCGGTGCCACCAGCAGACTTAGGGATGATGTGATCCACAGTGAGGTCCGTTGCTGTGTGGGCAGGCACTCGCCATCCAGGGCAGCGCTCACCGTTCTCTGCTCTGTACCTAGCTATGTATGTACTAGCCAGCTTGCGCCATGCTGTGCCGTACCCACGTTGGGCAGCACTGCCACGCTTCTTATCCCTTGCTGCTAGGTACTCAGCTTGATGCACGTCACAGCGTGAGGGATTGGTGGTCAGCCTGCCGCACACTAGACAAGGACGCTTAGGCATAGCGGGCACCGCCTAGAAAGGTGGGTTAGTAAACCCGAAATCATCACGAGTCTTGGCCTTGTGGCACGGCCTACAAAGGCATTGCACATTCGAGGGGATATCCTGGCCACCTTGGGCCAGCGGAATGATGTGGTCGATATCTACTGCGCTAGGCAGGAATTCAAGACCGCACTTGGTGCACTTGGCCCAACCGGCGCGACGGATGTTCTTGCGCAGTGCTGCCGCAGCGTCAAGGCCAGCGGCTATGGCGCGCTTGCGCCGATAGGGACTGATCACGGGGCACCCACCTACGAGTTTCGTAGGTGCTCGGTTGCCCTACAGTGGAGTAGTCGCGGAGGGATTCGAACCCCCAACGCACGGGACCTAAACCCGTCGCCTCTACCAATTGGGCTACGCGACCAAGAAATGGAGCCACACCCGGAATCGAACCGGCGACGGTATGCATCTTCCGTCGGCGAACCTGCCGTGCGGCCAAGTTTTAGGGCTACTCTCCGCATTTTCGCTGACGCTGACTAGGCGTGCTACTCATGCCGGTTTCACCCACGGTGCGTATCCTCGTCCCGGTCAAGGGCCTACTTTTCGCACCTAGCTGGCGGGGTAGGG